ATCCGCACGTACTCAACCAGATTCGAGCCGGTGCGGCCTTTTGAAATCAGGTCAACGATCGTGAGCGGGCGAAGCGGGAGGCCGACCATTGTATCGTAATCGCGTCGGACCAAAGCACCGCCCGAGTCGGCACCGCTCATGATCACGCCTTTGGCCTCGATTGCCGGAGAATGGACTTTGATTCCGTCTGCGAGTTGTGCCCCGGCACCTTTTAGGCCAAGCTCGTTTTCGATCCAGTTCTTAATAGCCGGGTCTTCCACGAATTCGCGACCGGGTGATTTGCGTTCTTTGACCGAACGCGGATCGGTGTTGGCGAATTCAGGGCGGCCTACGGGTTGACCGAGGAACGTCGAGAGCGCTTCTGCGCGACCGGAAATGGTCTTGTATTCGTTGAAGCTCTCGACTTCATCGCTGAGGTCTTTTAGCTGCCCGTGCAGCGTGTCGAGAGTTTTCTTGTCGTCTGCGGATAGGTCCGTATCAACAAAGTTCGGATCGGCGGTCTTAGATGCCGCAATCTTCGCGTCTCGATCATCCCAAAACTTCTTGACTTCGTTCTGCTTCGCCTTTAAGGCGTTGGCTTTCTGTTTGAATAGTGTCGGTTCCATTAACCGTCTCCTTGGAAATCAGCGCGATAGGACGGCCAGTGCATGACTCTCCAGTCGCAGCGATTGAGTCCTCAGAGCCGCCACGTCAATTCCTTTTTCCTTTGGCTTTGGTTCAGAGATGGCCAGCAAGTCATCTAGATCCGCGATCAGCGCGGTCATGGCGTCCTTGCAGGCTTGAACTTTTGCTCGGTTGGAAGAGGAAAGTACCCGGCCTTCTTTGGTCCGGATCTCGTGGTTGCTCCGCATCTTTTGCGCGAACTTCTCTAGTGCGGATCCCGCGCTTTCGAAGGACTCAAAGGATTCGGTTCCCGTAATACCCTTGAGGTAAAACTCGTCATCTGTACTGTCGAGATATTCCTGTATCTGAGAGATGGCTAACGGAGTCATTTCAGACCCCAGCTCAGAACAGGCGACTGTGGCTTTCGCTTTCCAGTCAAATTGCAAATCAGTAATGTCAGAACTTTTCGCGGCTTCGGCGATCTTGCGAATCACGCGACGGAATGCGCCTTCAACTTCCCAGGTAGATGGAGTTGTTTGCGCGATCTCTTCGGCAAGCATTCCCTTTGCGGTATCGCCTTCGGCCTTGATGGAGATCAACGCGGTCTGATCGTTCATTCCAACCAGCACCGGACTCCACTCTTTCCAATCGCCCTCGATGAGTTCGCGAGCGCCCGTATCTTTGTCCTTACCGTCTTTGAGCACTGCGTAACCGATCGAGAATTCATCAACGATCCCAAACTTGATATCGGAATACGCTTCCTTTCCGCGCTGCGTGTCGAGATTGAATTGCCCCTTGATGTAGGTTCCGCCTAGTTCGCGAAGATGATCGGGAAGGGAAGGATCGCCCGCGCGTAGCTCTTTGGCTTCGAGCGTCTTGGCTATTGGCTGTTTCCAGTCATGCGCCCACACGCCTTTGGGAAGTTTTCGTTGAATGGACTTTTCGAAAAAGCCGGGGCGCACAATCTCCTTGCCAGAATCGACGTTATTGAAAACGCTAACTATGGCTTCGATAATTCCCGTCTCGTCATCGCTCTTTAGGTTGGCGATCGGATAGGACTTGCGCTCTATGGTCATTCTCGGAGGCTCCAGACAAACAAAAAGCCCGCTCAGACTCCCGTTAAGGAATCTGGCGGGCGGGAACGGTCTATGCCGGTCTCTGGCTCGCTAAGTTGTTGTCAATTCGGCTTCACGCCGTTGGATCTTTTCCAGCTTATCGATTGCGTTGTAAAGAGTACGCTTGATGCTGTCGATCTCGCTCTGAAGAATAGCAGCATCTGGCGGTTTAGGTTTGTCGGTGACAATAACAGCCCTGCCAGCGTCATCAAACTTCATTGTACCAGTCAACTCATTCATATATCGGCTTGATTTCGTTGAGCGGCAGCGCTTCGTTGAACACGATCTGAATCCCCCACAGCGTAGGGCACGGTTGCGGGCGTGGCATCAAATGAACATTGGCCTCAATAGCGTAAAGCGTTTCATGGCTCATCTCGAACCATTTGGGACTTAATGACGGCTTACGCTTTACATCTTGAAGTAGCGCAAACAGTTCTGTCAGGTTCGGTGAATTAACAGGCTCGCCTGATCGTGTAGAGGTTTGGTTTATCACGCTGCAACCCCAACGCGGAAATCGTCTGCCGGATCATAACTCCGTGAATTCAACCCAATAAGTATGCTTCCTTGCTTTAGTTGAAATTCGTGGTACTCACCGGGCTTGACGTGGTAAAGCTTCCCGATTTCCATTGCTTCGGTTAGATCATTAACGCGGATCGTTCCTTCACCACTGGAGAGAATGAAATACTCATCTTTTCTCTTGTGGTAGTGGCCTCCTATGGCCGTATCTCTTTTGACTTCAATTAATTTGGCCTCGGGAAACGAATAAAGCGTGCGCCGCTCATCCGTATGCACTGGATTGAGCTTCTCCAGTTCCGCATCCACCATGATTTTTACGAGCTCTTTGAACTTCACCTTCGCCTCGAAACCCAGGATCTCCTTGCTCTTCGTAGCGTCTCCGCAAAGTAAATCCACCTCTGCCGGCCGCGTTAGACTTCGATCATATTCAACATACTGCTCCCAATCCTGTATGCCAACGTGAGCAAAGGCTGTCTCAATGAATTCTTTAACCGAGTGTGTCTCGCCGGTCGCAATCACGAAATCATCCGGTACAGGATGTTGAAGAATAGCGTGAATCCATTCGACGTATTCTTTGGCGTAGCCCCAATCGCGTTTCGCTTCGAGGTTGCCCAGCTTTAGCGGCTCAGTTCGTCCGTTGGCAAACTCGGCCACCGCTTTGCACACCTTGCGACTGAGAAACGCCTCACCACGTCGCGGACTTTCGTGATTGAACAGAATCCCACAGTAGACCCTCGTTCCATAGGCCTCGCGCCAAACCTTCGCCAAGTTGAACGCGGCCACTTTCGAGGCGCCATAAGGAGAGCGGGGATAGAATTTCGTCGTTTCGGTTTGCGGGGTTTCCTGCACTTTGCCAAACATCTCACTTGAGCAGGCTTGATAAATCTCTGGATCGATCTTCAGCGTACGGCAGGCTTCCATGATCCGTAATAGCCCGTTAGCGTTTATGTCCTGCGTAACTTCAGGATGATCGTAAGAGTCCCGGACCTGAGACATTGCCGCCAGGTTGTAGATCTCTTCTGGTCGTACAGCGTCAATAATCCTTTGCAGACTAGGGCCATCAACCATATCGCCCGTGTGCAGTCGCACGCGATCAGTTACGTTTACGAGATTGCTGAGATTTGGCTGCGAGATTCTCCTCACCACGCCGTGAACTTCATAGCCAAGCGACAGCAAGTACTCCGCCAGATATGATCCATCCTGCCCGGTGATGCCGGTGATGAGTGCTACTTTCAATATCTGATTACCGTCCAGTCGTCAGCGTAAATGTCTTTCCCGGTAATGTTCGTGTAGCTTGGTCCAAACCAGGGATCGGGAGCCACCACTTTCTTATCGCGTGCTTCGCCCAGCAGCGCAGCCATCGCTGAGTAACTTGAGTTCCCGATTATGAAGTGACGACAAGTTTTCATGCGGCGAAAATCTTCGATGTAGTTTCCCTGTGAATACTCAACGCCATCCCCGAACATCTCACGGGCTTTGTCTAAGTCGTCACTAAATATAAGAAACTTCTCGCCATTAAATATGTCCATTGCGGGTTTGTAGTAGGACGGATCGAGTCGGGGATGGTAAGCGTTGTCGTAATCACCCAGTCGAACATGCACCGCAACGTAATCATTTGGGCACTCATCAGCCATGCGAAAGTACCATTTGATCTCATCGAGACAGTGCTCGAAGTACTTCGGTGATTGCAGGTGGCCGGAAAGACTGACGCTCTGAGTTAAGTCAATCTCGTGATAGCCCCAATGAACAAAGCGATCAGGAAGTTCCGGGCCTTCGTAAAGGGGAAGAGGATTGACGAAATACTTCTGTACGTCGATATCTTCTGTGCTGCCAAAGGCCTCTGCGTGCCAATAGTTTTTCCAGTAAGGGAAGGCAAAATCAAATCGGTTCTTGCGAGCAATGCCGATGGTGCCGGCAATCTGAAACATGCCATTACAAAAACGTCCATAGCGGCCCAGCATGTTGAAGGTGACGATCCGGGTCATTCGCCCCACTGTTCTCCGTAATAGTGCCGCGCAACCGCTCGGGCTTCCTCCAGGAGCACAATTAGATCGCTGTATGGCAACTGCAAACGGCCTTCCGGATCGCTCTTTAGGTTCAGTGTTCCGTCAGGAAAGAGAGTACATGTAGCCACATAGCTGTTTTGTAATTGTACTTGCTTTGTTGGGTCGTGATCCCAAACCATCTCCCATTTTGACAGTGTCGGCTTAGTCTTCACGCCGCCGCCTCCCTCAGCCAGTCTCGCTTAAAATACAACTCTGAATTGCTTAGACCATCGCGTTCGATCTCTGGAAATAACTCGCGATATTCATTCGCCAGGAAGATCAGATTCCCGGTGTGGCACAGCAAGAAATAACCCTTCGATAATCCGAGTTTCAGCATTGGTAAATACCCGGCTCCGCCATCAGAGTTGAACTCATCACGCTCGGGTGGAATGGAGCTGTCAATCTCTACAATTACGATCTTTGGTTTTGCGTTTAGACCGTCGAAGATCGCATAGTCAAAGCCGTCCGTGTCGAGACTTAAAAGATCGCAGTTGTCGTCTACAAAGGCGTTGATGTTCTTTCCGTCTACGCGTGAACACTGGGATCTAACCTTAACGCTGTGAGCCCAATTGCGTTGGCATTCCAGATAGCGGTGATAGTCGGCCTCGACAAAAAGGCCGGACCAGCCGTTGTCAAGAAGCATAGCCGTATTCGAGCAGAACCGGCCGTCATGGCCTCCGATTTCTACCGCGTGACCTTGTGCGGCAATGTCCATCCGAAAGAGGCACTCGTAGATAATCCCTTCCTCGCCGTTTTGGCTGTAGACGTGATCCTTTGCGTATTTGTGTAAGAAGCTAAGCATTAGACTTTCTGCTGGTTTGCTGGCTGGTCATCGGCATCGTTGATTTGCTTAATGCCCGCCTTAGCAAATCGCAGTGCGATCCCAATGATGAACATTAAAATACGAAACCCCAGTCCATCTTCTCAAGCTCTCCGGCGATCTTCAGGATCAGCAGCATGTTCGCCGCATAGTTGAACTGTCTGTGCAGCGGCGGTAGCGGATCTAAGTAGTCAGTAAACTTCTTCTGCTTCATGCAGCGTTGCTCCATTCATGGTTTCTCTGTAGTAGGTGTTTCCATAGTCGGCCATCAACGATGCCGGAGATGGTGGCCCGTGATACTCCGTACTCTTTAGCCAGTGTTGACTGTTGGTATTTATAGGGTTTGTACTTAGCGCGGATTTCTAAGACTTGGTTTTCTGTAAGGATCGCCGCTGCGTTGCCTTCGCCCCGCACCTTTTGACTTACCCTAGCCCGATGCTCTGGAGTGATAACTTGACCCTTATGGCACGCACTCATCTTAGCGAGGGACTCTGGGGTGTGTCTTGTGCCAAAACGCGGGTGATCTTTGCCCTTGGGCCTAACGTAGTCTTGAAACAGACGACCCGCCGCTGCGCGTCTTTTATTGCTTTCAGTAATATGCGGCCTGCGCAGCCCTAGTTGCCATTCGCTTTGTCTCTGGCGAGTCTGCTCCGATGCCCGTTTCCCGAGATTCGCTTCACGGAGTTTTTGTTTTGTCTCATCGGAGAGTTTTCCGGTCGAACCGCCGCCGCGCAGATTCAGTAATGGCACCCCTTGGCGGCGCCTTAAGTCCATAAAGAACTGTTCGCGACTATCAAGAACGGTTTGTGCTACGTCTGCCGTAAACCGCTGTAAGACTTCGCGGGAATGAGATTCGAATCCGTACTTCTTGATTGAATTGTGAAGATGCCGCTGGGCGGCGCAATGGCCCAGTGAGTACATATACCAGCGACGCTCAATATCCCAACTTTGGCCGATATAGACCTTACCGGATGGTGATGTTATCTGGTAGATGCCGATGACATTAGACATGGACCATTATGCCCTGATCTGCCCACTCGTGGTCACGTTTTCTATGGTGAGAAAAGAGACAAGGATACCTGTCGCCCGCGTACTCCGGTAACTTCTCATAAACAAATTCAGGTGATCCGCCGCGATTGTATACCGCTGGCCAATAATGAAGTTTCAAGCCTTCTCTGTATGCCAGTGTAGTTAAGATTGCTTGATCGTGTCGGTTCTCTTGGAACTCCGGATGATTGTTAAAGCGACTAGGAGAGTCATCAATAAGCCGCCCGTCTTCAAAGAGACACCACTTCAGCCATTCAGCAACAAACTGTTTTGAGTAGTCAGAGACACGAAAGAAGATTACTGAGGCTTGGCACTGTTTGCCGAAACGCGCCCACGTGGCAGAGTTAGCGACGTACTCCCACGGCTCGCGGTGCAGATCATCCGCAAAAGTGGGCCATGCCGCTTCGACAATATCCCTCTTACACCAGTGTGCATGGTCCCAGTTGTTTCCGAATAGAAAGATGTCCTGATCCATGCGATCGATTATGTGGGAGACGTTGTTGATGAACTCGACTCCGGCGTCGGCGTAAATGAGAATGTCGCCATCGTTCATCAATTCCATGTCGGTCTTAATAATGAGCGGCTTCCATGACCAGAAGCCGCACCCGCGCGCATGGTTAAACATCCGATCCATTGCGGACCAATACTCGCGCATGTTATCGCAGTGCATGATGTTGCCGGGGTGATAGCGAGCGTGGGAATCAATGCCGTTCGCCTCTGCGCTATCAATACAAAGTTGCGCTGCTCGGCTCATACTTTCATCTGAGAATGTGACAAGATGGTTAGCCATTGGTACAATTCAAAATTAAGAAGGTGGCCCTTTAGGTTAAGGTGTCTGATATACAAGACAACCGAAGTGGCGTAAAGCAAGCCGTTCGATTCGGCAAGGGAAGTTCCAAACGATAACGGGCTTCTAGCCGCCTTCTTACCTCAGCCTCGCCTCGCTCGCCTCAAATATCGGCGTATAGTCATCAAATCGATTCCATATTGTACTGTGTCGCGCTCTCTGATACGCAACCATTGGGGCCACACAGTAAGCGTTCAAGTTGGGGAGTTGGCCGCTAAGCCAGTTATCGAACATCTGCTCAGAAAGTCCTGGTTGATTCTCAAGTAAGAACGGCACCACCTTTTTGTTGAATCCAATACAGTGCGTCGTCCACGCCGCCCTGACTCGAAATAGATGATCCGAATGTCTTTCTGGCCACGGCTCGCCATTGTTCCAGCACACCAGGTTGGCACCAAGATAAACAATGTCCCAATCATTGGGTAGCTCACTGAGCGCCCGATCTACATGTGCGACGTCGCGGAAGATGCAATCCTCTTCGAGTAGCAATAGCGTCTCTGAACTGGATGCAAGAAAGTCTCTGAGGATCTGTCTGACTGAGCCACTAAAGCTCTGATGTGGGCCAAGTATTTCTTTATCGTCAACCGGGAGTGCATCGAACTTTAGATAATGATCGATACTTATTCGTGTGAATTCTTCTTGTGCCATACACCACTGAACATCGTCAGAGGTGAGCACCACGCGGCGTTGGAAGAATTCCCAGTTCATTCGATTCAGAACGTTGATACCGTGCGGCGCATGGCGGTCGGGACCAGTGATTCCATTGTTGCTTGCGGGTTGTCTGAACAAATGACCAGCCGCTCGTTGTCGATAAATACTATAGTCACCGACTTACCGTCTCCGCCGGGCAGGATCGCCCTAACCTGATCAACGTCCACTATCGCTTTACCTATTTGTCGTAATTGCATGTTTTCTCCTTCATTGATTTATCCAGACGTGAAAACATCTGCACAGGTCAAATCCTAAACAATCAGGATTCGGCGCCGGCTGTAGATCGTCTTCGTTGCTGGCGGTCTTTCCGTCTTCTGCTGCACACGGATCACACACATTAGCATCAAGCAAGGCACTGTACTCGACGCGATCCCAATCGTCCGAACGCCTTTCGGCTTCGTCGCTTCTGCCGATGTTAATCACCTTATTTGCTAGACCTCGCGAAGCGCGATCGATGTAAGTTACAGAGCCCGCCGTGATCTCATTAGTGACCGCGTTGATTAACCCCTCTCCGGTCTGGCCCAGCAGAGCATGTCGCGCGGCAGCGTCAATAATGCGTGACTGAACATCATTCGCCACTCGTGATCCGGTTAAGTCCGTGAGCATGTCAAGCTCGTCAAACTCATCATCCGGCACGGCTTCCTTCCGGCCCAACTCAGCGGCGACAAGTAGGCGCCCCTGCTTATGAACTTCAACCAGACGGTCTCTCAGGTCACTGCGGGATTCTGACGATGCTTGCAAGGTTAATTCGTGGTATGTAGCAGGCTTTAGTTTCTTGATACCTTTAAGACCGTCTGAAATCAATTCTTCACGTAGGTCGAGCAGGATCTTGCCGATGGATTCCTTTGCTGACTCTTGGGCGTTGGCGATTCCTTTGACTGCGATCTTCTCGTGCTCTTTGGGTTCGCGCGAGAGTTTCAAGCCTTCCCATTCGTAAGATTTCTTTTCGAGATGGTTAAGACCTAGATGCGTATAAAATGCAGTCGCCTTTTCTTCGCCGTGGTCGCGTACGACCTTTTGCCAAGTCGAGGCGACACGCTGCGCGAGCGCGGCTTGTAGTTGAAGGTTCAGGATCTTTTCTTGAAGGCTCATTTATTAGAATTGTTGGTGTCAACACTAAAATTCCAATCATCTGTACCGTCCTTAATAAATGCCCTCACTGGATATTGCCCGCTCAGTATCGAACCAAGCCACGCTGGCCACATAGAGCCGAAACTACCACAGAAATCCGCAAGCTCGGCTGAACTTAAAACGCCACTTGCGATCACCCAGCCATCCGTGTTTTTGTAATAGCCATTACTAAGGCAAAACCCACGCGGCGCATCAACGCAGATGATTATTTGGTTTTCCGGTTTACTGCGATCCTTTGTCTCTAGCCAGCGCGGGCCTGACTCTTCAATCATAGCCCGCACGGTCGGATGGGTAGTCAATAAATCCGTGGATGTTCTCTCTATTGCGCTTTCAATCATTTCGGAATCTCGAATCCCTTCATTTGATCTTCCATCCAATCTTTCCATCGATCAATGTCCGCAAACTTCGCTAACGATGCTGGATCAACTGGTTGCGGTTCTGGCTTCGGTGTCATATCGGCTGCTGTGGCTGTAAGCCTCCCTGGACTCATCGGCGTCGACGTTGACGGAATAAATCGCACGTCACCCAAAGGCGAGCCAAGTGGATCTTTGCCTAACGATTGAAGATATTGATCGATGGTGATACCACCAGATCGCAACGACTCGGATTCCCGCTTGTAGAGTGCGTCACGATCCTCTTGCAGCACTCGCACCTTCGAGATGTCGAAAGTTAATCTTGCGCCCTTTCTGTTATCCAGTTCGGGCAACACTTGCCACGTTAGATCCTCGGAGATGTGGTTCTGAGTCGGGATGATGACATTCTCATATCCCTGCTGTCGGGCCTGTTCGTATGCGGCGCCATAGTGACCATGCTCAAGACCGATAGGGAATTGAAGCACGATTGCCGGGATGCCCGTCACGCCCGCGATTGCTGCTTGTGGCATCTTGTCGAGCTCGCTTAGATCCAATTCTTCGGGGCTCCATCCTAGACGGGTGACATCAAATGCGCCCGACGAAACCATCGGCTTATTCGCATTCTCGCCGGTGGACTTCAAGACAAACTGTTCTTCGATCGCTCTTGCTTCCGTTGCGTTCGGCCCAGGCTGCTCTTTTGGTGAGAGGAAATACCCCACCTTACCCATGTTCTTGAGGATGGTTGCGGAGAATCGATTAACAGCGTCGTGCCCGTAAAGTTCCTGTAAGACACCGTCCCACACGCCAACACCAACACGGGGATAGTCGACGTTCACACCTCGCTTGATGTGGACCATGTCGGCTTTTTTGATTAACTGTGGAGATCTGCCGGGGATGTTGTATTGATAGTGCGTCAGAAACGTATTACCCGGCTCAACCTCATTCTCTGGCACCTGTGGTGATCTTCCGTCGCTGGGCCAACGCGGTTCGATTAAGAAGTGCGGGATGTACCAAAGCTCAACAACTTGGCCCGATACGTCGCGAACCTTCTTCATGTACCAGTTACCCATCCACCAGGAGAAGGCACCAACAAGACAGTAGTCAGCCCATATATGAAACGGGTTTGGCCGACGAATCAGATCTGAGGCAGCGTGCTGTAACTCAATCTGCGGGACGCCCTTCTTGTCTGGTGTGGTGACAACCGGCAGAGCTTCGGCGAGGTTGATACCGGTCCAGTTGCAGACAGACATTACGAGAGAGGAATTATCCAGACGTCCGAGTTCATGGCGATAATTGACCGTTCTACTGGTATCCCAGAATCGCGAGTAAACAGAGTCGAGATATGGAGCATTGTAGCCCCGCCCGAAATCTGGCCTTGCCTCAACCGCTGCTGATGCTTTCGTTTCAATGTCGCCGAGCATCTTCGAGGGTAAAGGCTCACGGAGTTGTGTCACTGCGTCGGTCAGCCGTTCTATGAAGTTACGGGCCATCTAGTAAAGACTCCATCCGGGTCGTGCGAGTTTCGAGAAGGCACCGCTGGCTGCGTCTACCTGATCATCGTTCGCGCCATGCGGGAAAGCCGTTAGTTCGTTTCGGAATGATACATTCCACGGCGCTTTTACAATGCGGACGTTCTTTGCTTCGCATTGTGACGCGAAGGGATCGGCGCGAGTCTCCTTGTCTTTCTTCGCCATCTCAGTGTGGACCTTGAAGCCGGCCATGAACTTGACGATGTTATCGATTACCTCAACCGCAAGACCGGGCACCTTCTCAATCCAAGTCGGGATAACCCCATACTTCTCCTCGTCGGATTGTGCCGTGTCTTTCATTTTCTGATTGCGATCCTTTGGGCTCAATTGGCCGCGCTCAACATGTTCGATGTAGTAAATCCCCTCGTATTCGGCCATCAAGCAACCGACGGAATAGTCCGCCTTTGTGCTGTCACTGCCACCGAGATCCCAGTAACGGATTCGTCGGGCTTCCACAGGAGCAGAGCCAACTTCCCGAGACAGGTCCGCGAGCTTGAATAGGTTTCCCTCGCGCGCGGTGGGCCTTTGTCGATACAGCGCATTCCAAAAGTACGTCCCAACACGCTTTGCAATCTTCTTTAGCTTCTCAAGACTGTAGCGTTCTGCGCATAAGGGCTGGCCGACTTCCCGGTCATCCGACTCGAGCGTACATGTCGACGGCAACTCAATCGGATCTTCTTCCTTGATAGCCTCGAAACAGACGACATGCCATCGCTCCGGCTCTTCGCCTTCCGCTTCCTGAGATAGCAACCACCCGCAAAGGTCCATTTCATTCCAGCGGGTCATCATTATCACGATCGCGGCTCCGGGTTCTTCGCGGGTATAGAAAGTTGACGAATACCAATCCTGCTGCGTTTTCGCGGTGACTTCCGACTGAGCTTCTTCAGCGTTCTTTAGCGGATCGTCAATAATTCCGAGATGAAACCCTTTTCCGGTTATTGGGCCACCAACACCAGCCGCCCAAAGACCGCCGCCCTTTGTGGTCTCCCAGTGCTTCACCGCCGCGGCGTCATCCTTCACCTCGCCTCCCGCGGTTGAGTAGTTAGCGCGAGCTGATCGAGAAAGCGTGTAAGCCAAGTCAGCGGCGTATGAGTTGATGCCGACCCAGCGCTCGGGAAACAGTGATAAGTAGTAGGCCGAAAACAGACGGGAGAGCAGTTCTGACTTACCATGTCTTGGCGGAGCAAAGATCATCACGCGCGACAATTCGCCTAATGCTACGCGGACTAGCACTCCTGCAATCTTTATGCAGTGCGGATGCCATTTGAACCGAGGATTAGCAACCTTAACGAAAGCCTGGAACCCTTCGAGACTAGGCTGGCTGCTCTTGCTGGCTTGCGGTTGCCCGATGGGCCGCTTCGAGAAGTCGAATCGCCTTGTCTGCCATGACTCCGTGGAGAACGGCAAGTTCACCGGCTGGCTGTTTTGTAACGTAGCTGCTCTCACGGACGAGTATTGTTTGCTCCTTTAGCGTGATCAGGGTTTCGGTTAGATATTCGAATAATAACTGCTCAATTCGCTCGCCCTTTTTACTTGCAATAACTTGCAACTGACCGTCTGGAAGGGCGCTCTTCCATCTGCTAACTACAGACGCATCAAGGTTATACTG